CTGCTCCTCTCATGCGGTCGGTGTGCTAGCCGCCTTATTATTTCAGAATAGATTTTCGGGCGGCTTATGCCCGAAAATATATATTATGTAATAATATACTTTTTCTTCCCTCGGGAAAAAGTCGGTATTTTGTCGATATTTTCTTTCTAAGGGAAAACACCGATATTTTCCTTACACTTACTCGATTTTTTCCTTTCCGTTTCAAAGTAAATTTTCTCGACTTTTTCCTTTCTTTCCCTCACTTCTTTAAGCCACATTCGCCGCCATCTATCCAGAAACCACCATGCTCTTTGAGGTATGAACGCACTGTCTTTTCACCCTTTCCTATGTACTCCGCCAGCTCAGAAATGCGGCACTTGCCGTTTTCCTGCACACCGCTGAAAGCTGTTTCAATGCTCTCCTTGCGCTCCTTGCTGCGGTCTTCATTGGTTTTCTTCTTGCTGAAATTCTTCTTCCAATTCGGTGTGATGTCCTCTACCTCGCAGTCTTTAAGCACGCCCACGGTATCCTCTCTGTGAACAGGATAATCAAACCACATATTGAGGGGAGCAAATTTCGGGAACTCTCTCAGCGTGCCCTCTATACGCCATGCCGTGCGGTTTCTTACCGCAAGCTTAGCCTTGTCTATATCGGCCATCATAAGCTTGTATGAGTTCGGGTGCAGGTGCTTGTGTGTTATCTCAAGCATTTTTGACGGCGTAACAAGATCGTCCTGTGAACAAAGATCATCAGTATTTCTGTAAAATCTCCTCATCCAGTTCTCACAGATACGGCAAACAGTTTCGTCCTCCTGCTGTTTGTAAAGGCTGTCTGAGATGTCAAGCTCTGAAAGGTCAAGAAGTGCGTCAGGGTCACGGGCGAATACTCCCGAACCGCTGGCTCTGTCCATTGAACGCTTACCGCCCTGTGCTCCCTTTGAGTGGTGGTGGCAGTATATGACCGCACAGCCAAGCTCTGTGCACACCTTGTCAAACTGGTTGCAGAAGTGCGCCATTTGGTCTGCTGAGTTCTCATCGCCTGTTATGACCTTGTAGATAGGGTCTATTATCACGGCAATGTAATTCTTCTTGCTTGCTCGGCGTATAAGCTTTGGTGCAAGCTTGTCCATTGGTACGCTGTGACCTCGCAAGTTCCATATGTCTATGCTACTGAGGTTTTCAGGCTCTAGGTGCATTGCGGTGTACACGTCCTTGAAACGGTGCAGACAAGATGCTCTGTCAAGCTCTAGGTTGACGTATAGTATCTTTCCTTTGGTGCATTGCCAGCCAAAACACTTGACACCCTCAGCTATCGCTACGCACATCTCGATAAGTGCATAAGACTTGCCTGCCTTTGACGGACCTGCAATGAGCATTTTGTGACCCTGTCTGAGAACACCGTCAATAAGTGGCGGAGCAAGCTCAGGCAGGTTATCCCACTCAGCACTCAGGCTCTCAGGGTCGGGGAGATCATCATTGATACTCTCTATGTAATCTTTCCATTCCGAAAAGCTTTCTTTGCCTATGTTC